TTCTTGTAAAACAATTTCTAATAAAAATGATGAAGGAGTGTGATAGAATAATTGGTACTGATGCTGATATAAGTGATAATTCATTATTATTTTTAAAACAGAATGATATTGATTATACATTCATAGAAAATAAATATCAACATAATTTAACCAAGGAAGGCGAGGTAATCGTAGCCCAAGAATTATATTCATACGATGAATTAATTGACAATATAAAAAAATTGAAAAAGTTTATGGTTTGCTGTGATAGTAAATTATCAGCATTAAAAATACATAATGATCTTATTGAGTTAGGTTTCGATAAAAAGGATATGGTATGCATTACCAGTGATACAACAGAAAGAATTAATTTAGATGATTATCCTATCGTAATATTCTCACCTAAAATTGTTTATGGTTTGGATAGTGTAATGGAGAGAGAAGTATTCGCATTTATGAAAGGTCATACAATCTCGCCGACTGCTATGGTTCAACAAATCGCCAGATGTAGAAATATAAAAAAATTATCCTTTTTATTCTCTCAAAAAAATTGGAAACCGTACAAATGGGAAGATGTTGATGAATGTCGTTCGTTTTTGGAGAACGGTATGAAATTATATAAAGATCAAGGGCGAACGAATATGAGCGGAGATATTAAATTGGAAAATAATTATAACGAATTATATATTAATTTTCAATATACGAAAGACTGTTATGAGACTAATAAGTTCGCCCACTTTATCAAAATATTAAAAGATAAAGGCTATGATGTAAGGTACGAACATAAAAAATCGAAAGGTGTTGGAAATGAGATTGCAAAGGTGTATAAAGATGAAAAAATACAAACATTTATGGTTGCGGTAAATAAATGTATTGGATTAAATAAATGGAAAAAAATAGAATATGATGAAGCACCACCACCAGCACCAGAACCCAACACCGATAGTGAAGATGAAGATGATTGGTATGAACCAATTGAAAAAGAACCATTCGATGAATATGAAATATTGAAAAATAATATGCCCCCACAGTGGGAAAAAATAATTAGATTGTTGAATGTACCTCTGGATAAATGTGAGGAATATTGCGAAATAATAACTTGTGAAAAAGAATTGGCAAAATATTTTAATCGTGTAAGGTTCTTTATCAAGGACCATTTATACATTGACACTATCAACTCTAAAAATGATTTCGATATTAAAAAATATTCCTCTGGAATTAACAAGACTATATTTATAAATAAATTATTGGAAGGAATGGGAATGAAAGATTTACTGGATTTCAAAATAAAAAATATATTATCACCAGATGACAAAGAGAAATTATTTATAGAATATAAACACATATTCGGTAGATACAGAGGAAAAGGTAATCCATTTGAAAGTGTCAAGGGTTGTAAATCAATATTGATTAAATCGTATAAGGATATGTTTAGTAAGGATATAATTATCACAAACAGCACGACCAAGATAAATAAGAAAACTAAAAAAACAGAAAAGGTTTATACCTACACTATTAATGATGAAATGGTTTTAAAAACAAAATCACTTTTTGATTTCAAAAATGAATAAAAAACAAATCTAACTTTTAACATATTTTTTTTATATAGTAATTCAAGATAAACAATTTTGAATTACTTTTAACTTTATCATAGGTATTTTTATTTATGAGGGGTTGATAAGTAAAAATCTAATAGACGGATGAATTGGTAGATTGTTCCCTTACATTACTAGATGCCACTTGATCCATTGTTCCAGATGTATCCGAGACGGATTGACTTATATTTGCGGTAGGTTTAAAACTGGTTGTGTCTGTGCTGGCTTGCTTTACATTTTTAGCGTGATCACCAAACATTTTAACAATACCACCAACACCACCAACCGCATTACCTACACCGGCGACCCATTCAAGTCCGGGAACCAAACCAACAACATCACTCGCCCCAGCAATGATATTGGTTACATTTGAGAAATCATCAGCACCACTATCTTTTTTATCGAAAAACGATCCGGTTTTTGTTTTATTGGCTATATCATCATATAAACTCATTCCTCCCAATGTCGCACCAGTCAATGCTCCTCCCACCCTCCCAGCGAGTTCGGCTGACTCGTCGCTCATACCGGTTGCACTCTTGATCGCCCCAGAAATGAATCCCTTTCCCTCGCTTTCTTCTGGTGCTTCGGTCGGTGTTACTTTTGGTGCTGGCAGTTTTGGTGCTTCTGGTTCTTGTGTGATAGTTGTTTTTACTGGTGCTTCAACTTGTGTTGGTGCTGGTGCTTCAACTTGTGTTGGTGTTGTCTCACTTGGCAACGCTTCTGGTTGTGGTTCTGGTTCTGTCGGTGCTTCGATTTGGACTGGTTGTGCTTTTGGTGGTGCGACAGAAAAAGATTGTCTGGCATCTGGTGTCCCTTCGATCTGTACTGGATTTGGATTCAACGCTCTCATCTGTTGTCTCTGGGCTTCCATCTGTTTCTGTGCTTCTGGATTTAAAACCACCTTTGGTTGAGATTTGGCATATGCTGTTTTAACTTGGGTATCACCATATTCTTCAACACTTTTACCAGCCAATGTCTGTGCCTTCTTTTGTTTTAATTTTAACGCCTCACCTTTTAATCTACTATTTCGAGAGGAAATCGCTTGTTGTATACCAGATCCAGCGTAAAGATCATTAATACTGTCCTTTGCGTAATTAAAATCACCCATTATACTATCTTGTTGTATCTTCGCATCTTTGTCTTCTTTGCGTTTTAAATTATTCGCATTTATAAGTGCATTCTGCTCTGCTACATATTGCCGATTTTGGTTCTGTTCTTGAATCGCACTATCTAATCCATATGTATCCATTTTTATATTATAAAATATTTTAAAAACAAATTAAAAAAAATGTAAAAGAAATTCAAAATTAGTCATCACGGAATCCATCGATTTCATATGTTTTTTCTCCTTCATCTTTTTTCTTTACATCTTTTGGTGTGAAATCTTTTTCTTGTTTAAAAGGTGATGGCTTTTCCTTCGGTACCTCATTAATCATTTTTTTATCACCGATCCCCAATAAGGTTTCGTGTCTCCGATAGAATCTCGCTGGGTTCTGTTGTCCGTCGATATATAAAAATGAATGTGGTTGATCGTGTGCTAAATTATAATATTCCATAAACCTCTCCTCGCTCCCACATAATTCAGAGTACTCTTCTTTTATCTTGTCAAGCTCCTTGGAGTTATTCTGGCGGAAAATCAAGATGTTCGTGGCATTATTTCTTATGATGGTTCCCACGGAACGGAACGATTGAGTAGTCAAAAAAATTGACATTTCATAATGACGGAACTTACTACATAAATAGGTGATGTCGTTGGTTTTTTTGAAATCACGAGAAAGGATGTCATCAAGTAAAATTAACATTGTTGGCATATCTTCTCTCTCGTATTTTTTTTGAGAAGATATAAGGTCTTGTATCATCTTATCTGTATAATGATCTTCACAATCATCGAACGCATCTTTAAAATATTTTCCCTTTGTATCGTTGTTCAGTGTGTTTGAAATAATTTTATAGTAGTCCCAATAATCCTCTCCATAGAAGTCGCTGGCATTTCTTAATGCGTTAATTAAATAATTTGTCTTTCCGCTCCTCACAGATCCTATGATCAAAGTGAGGAATTGAGGTTGAGGGAGGTTCTCGTGAATTGGTTTATATTTATTGCTCTCCAAAATATCATTAACTTTTAAAACTTTTGGTACGCATTTCTTTTTCTTGGCTTCCATTTATTATAATAATATATTTTATTTTTTTTATATATCATATATAAAAGATGTATGAAATCACTTGGTTTCGTTGTTGTAAGAAATGTGAGAGAATGAAACGCAAATACTTAAAGCAGAAAGAAATAAATGATGAATTATTGAGATTGGTTAATTCACTAAAAGAGACACAAGATGAATTATTAAAATATATTGAAACGAAATCTTAATATTTCTTTTTCATATCTTTATCTTTCATTATTGATCCATCTGGCATCATATGTGATCCCTTGGGAACTTTAATTTTTTTCTTTTTTTTGTTATCTTTTATAAGATGTGATTTATCGATCTTATAAGATTTTGATTTTGGATTTATTGATGCATACACACGAGCCATCGCCCATTGCTCCGCAGATGTTACTTGTGGGCGAACGCTCTGAGGATTTGTTTTGAAAGCTCCTATTCCTTTCGAGTATATTGTTTTTAATCCAGATAATTTATACCCAGTCGTCTTGCTAATATCTTTTAATGAATGCGATTTCGATAATGGTTTAAATCCATATTTTCTGTTGTAATCTTGTTTGTATGTCATTTATATATAATAACATAATTATTTTAATTTATAAATAAGTATAAAGTATAAACCTTTTTGGCAATAACAATCATATATAATGAGCCAAATTGGTTTATAATTTATAATTACCAAAAAATAAAAATTAGATATATGATTGTTTTTGCCATTATGGTTTAGGTGATGGTAATGGTAATGAGTTAGTAGTATTTAGTTCTGGCTTTCTATGACACTGTATACAACAACAATTTATTTTATCACATTTGCTTTTTTGAATGGTGAGAAGAAGACTTGTAACTATTCCTCCTACCACTCCTAAAAATACTCCTAATTCACTCAATGTAAAATCCTCCATTTTTATATTATATATATAAAATAATTTAATTAATACATATCATCCCAAAAACCTTGTTGTCCTCTGGTTATATTCTGTCTTGGCTGTGTAGCCCTTCGTATTGCTTCTCGTGTTTCTTCTTTCTTTTTTTCTTCTGCCATATCTTCTTGTTTCTTTTTCTTTCTTGCTTTTCGTAATGTTTCATATTTAATGATCGCCTCCAATTGTGCTTCTTCTATATCCTTTTTTGTTAAAGTTGGTTCTCTTTCAATAATTTTCTCTTGTACCTTGGCAACCACTGGGACTGGTTTTTCATCTACATAGTCCTCTAATTCTTTTGTCTTTTTCTGTTTCGCTTTCTTTTCTAATTCTTTTATTCTTTTCTTTTCCTCTGCATTTCTTTTCCTCGTGGCCAAAGCCTTCTCTCTTGCAACCGCTAATTTTTTTTTATGTTCCTCACTCAATACTCTTTTCTTCTTTGGTGGTTTCACTGGATCCGGTTGATTTTGTTTCACGAATATATCTTCTTTTCGATATAATGGTTCTTTCTTAGTAACCTCTGGCAATATATTTCCATTTTCATCTTCATCACCACTTCCAGCATCCTCCTCATAATCCCCTTCATCTTCTTTTAAATCCATATTAATATTTTCTTCTTGTGGTATTTCTTCCTCTTCAAACTCAACAACTGGCATTACATTCATTTATATTATTAATACATTTTAATTATTTTGTATTAATTTCTAAAAAGGGTTATTATAAAACTAATTTAATATTTATTTTATCATTTTTCTATTTTTTTCCATTTTTCCTTATATACCCCTTATAAATAAAAATATACACGATAAAGTAAAAAAAAATTCAAAATTGTTTATCATAGAAAATAGAGAGAAAATAAAATCACAATTTTCTTCATTTTAAATTGAACCGTTTTTTATAATCTTTTACAGATGCCTTGAATGTTGGTTTATTCCAAAGTATCCATCTTGACAACGCACCGGCAGTTTTTGGATCGTCCCAATTCTCTCTCTTTCTATGGCGATCCAAATATCGTTGTTTCCTCTTCTCGTCTCCGTGTTTTGTAAAATCACTCATATTTGCGGATCCAAAATGTACGGTCTTGGTTCTCTTGGATTTACCACATTCATTTTTTTTACCCTTGCAATCACAATCACAAAATATCGCCATATATTTCTTTTCTGGTTTCGAACTCTTTTTAATCAACACTTTCATTTATTATAATATATATATTTTAATTCATATGTGGATGATCTCTAAAATGTAAAGCGATAATTGTTTGATCTCTCAATTTAGTTGCCAGTCTTTCATTCTCATCACATATAGAAATATCAAATGTATTTATCGTGAGAGGTGCTGGGTTATGAAGTTTGACATACACTCTGTCTGCTGGCTCGTAAAAGAGCTGTCCTCGATTGTTACCATTAATATCAAATGATGGAATTGTATATAATATTTTAGAAGGTCGCCCAACAGCACCATTAAGTGTCTTCTGTGTGTAATTATCTAATCTTACAAATAAAGATCCACTATTCAATAAACTTGGAATATCAGTTGATGAATATTCCCATCCTTCATTTTGATCACCAACATTATTGGCTTTCCCAACATCTATCGCTTGTCCGTTTATATCTGGTCTCAATATTTTAATATTTGGAAATCCTAATCTATATCCAATATATTCATCTTGGGCTAGTGATGTATTTGGGTAATATTCTTTGTCTTCTTGTAATATAACGACCCACGCTTGTTCTTTCATATACGGATCAGCAAGAGATCTTATCGTCATATAAGTATAAGTTTTGGTATTTGTTATATCATTAAAATATCGTCTATCTATCTCCCTCGTTATTGCTTGTTCTCCATCCAAAAACAATTTAACTCTCCAATCATATTTGGGATTATAATATGTACCACTTATTCCACTACGAGTAACGCCAGAATAACAAGATAAATCTAAATGATAATTAACTGCATCATCTTGTTCTATATATATTTTTGGATACATCCACCAAGTATTTTGATTCACTGGTTTAGGATAAAACTTTTTATAATTAACAGAAGCATCACCACCAGCCCAATTAAACAAATCAGCAGAACAAAACTTTTTCCAATTGGCTTTATTACCATCATTTAAAGGATCGTCTGTTGTATCATTCGAACCACCGCCATCATAAAACCAAAAGGAAACAATATCATTCTCTACTCTTATGAGGAATTGTGTTATTTTCTTTGTGTTGGTTGTAAGAGAGTATCTACCACCAGAACCATCACTTAATATTGGAGTATCGACCGCACCGCTCTTGGCGAAAGAATAATAATCAATTTCTCTCATACACATTTCTCCGGTTGCGGTATTATCTTTTTTAACCATATGTCCTAATACCAATTCAGTTGTACCATTCTGGTCTGTAATAGCTCTGATCACATAATCGTTAAATTGAAAATTACCAACAGAATTGGCGATCGTTTGAGTTCCGGTTCTTGGCATCAATCCTTCTTCTGTAAAAGGGACATCGTTTGGTTCCGCACTGGCTTCTATTTCTTTACTCCTTGTCAAACCGACAGAGAAATCAGTCATCACTTTAAACTTACCAGATACCGTATCTTCTTGTAATCCATTCATATCAAATCTTAAATTACCTCCTTTGTATGTGATCGGCATTCCAGTATAAACAATTTGATTATCACTCTCTGAGGTGGCGTTTGCCCCTTTCACCGCTTCAACTTTTAAATTAGCACCATCAACCGATGATGTTAATGTAGGGTCATCATCGAAAAACCATTTACTTTCCGTACCATTTAATGATGTGACATTATTTGTTGGATCATCATATGTGTTTTGTGCCCACATTAGATCATAACCTTTTAATGTTCCACTCGTGGTGTCATATGTTGGTTCTGCTAATGGATAATATCTATTTGATAAAGAACTTGAAGGAATGTAATTTAAATCTGGATGAGGTACTCCTTTTCTCATTGCTTCCGTTACTCTTTCACCATATTCTTCGATGGAAACATCTTCCGCTTGGTCTGGATCTACTAAACCAAGAGAACACCATATGGGGGTTCCGGTCGTATCACTATCAGTTTCTCCATTATCCAATTTCGCAAGATCTTTATTCCACATTACATAAAATCCATCATCTGGGGAAATCCGTATCCCACTCCCTTTTGTAATTTTTACGGATTGTACTGCAACCTCACTATCTGCCGGAAGTGTGATAGTTTCTTTAAGAAAGTTCCTATAATGGAAAGCCGGCTGTGAGTCCCCTATGTCTTTAACACCACTCTCAACTAATTTATTCCCAGTAATAATTAATGACATACTTTTTTAATATATTCATATATATTTTTTTTATAATGTAATATTAAAAATGGAAGAAGTAACCGAAATGAAAAAGGTTTTAAGTAATCGTGAATTAAAGTTATTAATCGAAGAGGATCCAAGATACATCCCATTAACACCTAAACACTGGCAAAATGGTTTAAGTCAAAAATCACAAGTGAAGCACTGGGAGGCGAAATGGTGGAAATGGGAAGAAGAAAATAAACACGCCAAAAAGAATAATGGAGCTCTTTTAAAGGAATATATTTACAAACAGAGACGAGGAGAATTATAAAAGGTTAAACCTTTTTGGCAAAAACAAATATATATTCGGTGCCAAATAGGTTTAGAAATAATATAATATTTGTTTTTGCCAAAAAGGTTTAACCTTTTTTATCTTTTATATTGAAAAAAATAATATAACTTATAAGTAAAATGGCAAATAGATATTTAGAGATTGGTGTTTCAAATGCTCCCAGTAACGGTCGAATGAGTTTTCGAGAGGGTATGGCAAATCTTATTTTTCAGATCCCAGCAATGGAAGGGAACCTCATTCCTTCCTCTGTGAAGATATGTGGTAAGATACAATTTTTTAAAGATGGTACAAGGAATGTCGCCGGATCAACGCCTATGGCTGTGGATGAGAGACTTGCTGTATATGGTGCATTTGAATCTCTGACCACGAGATCAATAAGACATCAACAGACGATCGAACAAGTTAGACATTACGCTCATATGCTTTCAAATTACCTTCCTCTTACGAGTTCAACTACCGATAATATTTCTAGTATGTCAAACAGAGCATTAACCTTTCCCAATTGGGCTGGATTCAATGAGAGTGTTGTGTATTCTGGCAAGCCCCAAGAGTTCTGCCTCTCGTTGCCGTGTGGTCTTCTAAACGGTACGGAGGACATCCCACTATCCAATTCTGCTATCGGTGGTTTAGAAATCGTCATCGCCCTCGCAAGTGACTCCCAGATGATATTTTCAAATGATAATGACGCATCTGCTATAAGTGATGCCTTCTACGAGTTCACCGATTTAAAACTTTTATGTGAAGTTCAAGAGGGAGTAGTGTCAAATAAACCCAGTTTCACTTATCAATCTATCTCATCTTATTATGATACGATTAATTCCCAGAATGCAAATGTATCTTTCAATCTTGGATTAAGTAAGGTAAGAAGCGTATTCTCATCCTTTGTTCCCTCGAAGTTTCTTAACAATCGTAGTGAAAATGGATACTCTACTCTTATGATTACCAATACAGATGATGATGTCGCTAATTTAACCAAATTGGTTTGGCAAAAAGGAGGAAGGCTATATCCTAAAATGTTTGAAAATAATTCTGTTATTCGTGATAGTCCCTCAACATTACTGACTGATCCGGTAATCCTTAAAGATTATGTGTCGGCAATTAAAGGTTTCGATATGAATATGAAGAATTGTTTATCTGTTGAAAATACAAATCGTGATTTCTCTACGGATCAAGTAGCATTGGCAGATAGAAATAAAAAATTAGTTCAATATACGACTACTCCTAATGGAGGACAGATTTGGGGATTAGGAATAAATTATGATGAACTTGGTGGAGAAGGAACTGATTTCCGTGATGAAAATTGGGGAATGAATATACAGAGTGATCTAACAAGTGATCGCCCACATTCTGTGTTTATCTTTGTAAATAGCGAACAGAGTGTATTTTTCAACCAGAATGGAATACAAGTCCAGCAATAAACCATATTGGCAAAAACAATTTATCTATCTATTTTTTATTTCTAAACCTTTTTGGCATCCAATATATATTTGTTATTGCCAAAAAGGTTTATAATACTTTTTTGACTTTTTTGACTTTTTTTAAGTTTATATTTTTAAATATAACTCATATATAAAATGAGCGACGGAAATGATACTCGACCAGACATTATGAGATTAAAGCCAACACAATATGTTTCCGGACAAGAAATCGAAAGTGATGTACTTCGTCCAGTTGTTTTCAGTGCAGACAATCGCTTTTGTAGATTTGAATTGGAACCGAAGGGACACCTCTCATCATCTTCATCCATATCCTTTTCACTTAAACCAAATAGCGATATTACTCGTGCGTTTGTTCCTCCCAATATTGGTATTCATTCTCTTATAGAAAGAGCAGTGCTCCGTACGAGTTCTGGAAGAGTAATTTGTGATATTGAAGAGTTCGGACATTTTTCCAGTTTGAAATCAATGATGAAGGATAATGACACACAGACACAGAGAGAACAATATTTATCTGGAAGAGATATGGATTATGAATTACATTACACGAACAGAGATAATGTTAAGGCGAGTGCGTATGGATTGTCGAATGGTCGTGAATATATGGAGGTTGCTGTTCTCCAATCATTCGCCGCATCACAAGGAACAGCGAGCGTCGCTGGATTGGGGCATCATAATTTCCAGTATATCACCACGCAAGATGGTAGAACCGACTTGACCCCATCGTTCTCTATTGTGTTACACGATCTTTTCCCATTCCTCAAATCATCCCAGAATAGATTACCACTATTTATGTTTGAAAATGATAGGATCCAGATCGAATTATATTTCTCACCAACCATAAGAGACAGAGTATGTACCACCAAAAAGGATGATGGTAAGAATGATAGACCATATCTCATAGACCAGAACTCGGTTGAATTAATTAGTGATCATATTTTCTATCCCCAGATGTCTATGCAACAGATGAAGGACGCTGAACCATCACAGATGGGTTATTTCGATTACACCCTATCACGCCAGACGATCACCGCCTCTGGTGGTGCTGATGACACCGCACAGACCAACACTAGAAATGTGGGTGGTGCTTCTCGTATTGTAACCAAAGTCTTTTCTTGCTACGCACCAACCGGCAATCAAGAACAAGCCATCCTAAATAAATATAAGGCACTGGCTATGAATAAGACCGGACAAGAAAGCGGACAACTTGAAAGTAATTTATTCTTTAATGAAAGATTCCTTTATCCTCTAAATGTTAAGAATAATGCAAGACATTACTTTAATTTAACCGATGCCGATAAGAGACATTACCACACACCTCGTGAAATATATAGTAAAGGAGGGAGTGCATTACTGAAAACCGCAAGTGATGGTCATCTATACGAAGGGAGAGATCAAGAGGGAAATCTCGAAGGATCTCAATTCTGGCAAGGGTTCCGTTTGAATCGTGGTGAAAGAATTGGGACGAAAGGTATTGATATTCATATGAACGCCAGAGGTGTTAATGGTGCTGGTAAGGGATTACCAGATGGAACATACACACAATTTGTATATTTAGAAATCCTCCGAACCCTCACTATGGATAAGAATACCGGACAGATTGAAGTGCTATTCCAGTAAATTAATATCAACACCAATATATTTTCTTTCTAAAATATTACATCTTTCTCCAACATATTTATTATGACAAGTCATATCTAAAATTGTATCACCTTTATTACTATATGTTTTTATGAAATAATCAATTTGTTCATCATCACGAGTTATACCAGTATTATCTTTTCTTATTTTCCAATTTTTAAATGTTGTTGGATATAATCCAGTATGACCATCTCCATCAGATGAAACATATTCATTTTTTTTATCTTTTAATTTATCTCCATAATATCCATTTCTTCCACCTACCATAACATTTCTTTTTGGTTTATATGTATCACCTACCATCTGTGGATTGTATGTTCCTCTTTTTTTATAATAAATAAATATTTCTTCCATTTGTCTTAATGGTTGATATTTTGCTTGAAAGAAACCAGTTTTATTATTCTTACACCAAGAATAATGATATTTAGGTGTGTGATATTTTAAAAGTTCATATGTGAAAGGCATAGACGCATATAAACATATTATACCATTTGGTTTTAAAACCCTCCACATTTCAATAAATAATTCTTTCCAATTCAATCCTTTATCCCACGATGCTTTGGTTGTTCCAAATGGTGGATCTGTATATATAAAATCAATTGAATCAGAATCTAATGTTTTGATTATTTTATGTATATCTCCTTGGATGTATGTATTCATTTAACATATAATATATAAAAAAAATAGTAATAAAAACATTTTCCTTATCAACCCCTATAAATAAAAAACATAGCGATAAAATCATTTTTTTTTAAGTTTATCATATCACCAAAACATATGATAAAAATTATTTCCCTTTTTTTAGATTTATTTTTGAATTAAAATCTAATGTTATAATAAATGAAAACAGAAAACTTGATAGAATTAATTAAAAAGGCCAGACCCAATATTAAGGATAGTACAATTAAGATGTATGTCGGTAATCTTAATAAATTAAAAAATATATTTGAAAGTGATGATTATGGTTTCCTTAAAGACATCGATAAAGTTAAAGAAAAATTAAGTGAAAGACATTTTACAACCCAGAGGAATTATTATAATTCAATTATAATTTTACTAATGGCACAAGATAAGGATAAAAAGTTAATCGAAAAATATAATAATGTCCGCGACGAGCTTAATGCAAAATATCTTGAAAATCAACAGAACGGAGTGATCTCTGCGAAACAGAAGGATTCATTTATTTCAAT